GGGCGTGCGGCCTTTCGGACAGTATGGCGCAAGGGCAGCACTGGCTAGCAGACCCGTCTGTCTCCACGGATCTGGAAGCGGATCGAAAAATCTGTGCATCGCCACCCATTCCGCAAACTCGCGGGAGTCCATTCGCTCCCCGAGTTCGCGGACAGTCATGCCGAGGTGGGCCGCTAGGCGGAACATGAACCGGCGCGTCGGCCTAGCGTTTAGGCTTTTCCCAGTTCTTGCACATCCTCTTCCGTAAGAGCATTGTGCTCCATCGCTTTTTCCCAAAGCTTTGTCATCACCTTGGCGCTCTTTTTACCAAGCGCCGTGATGTCTTCAGGAGTCGTGAAAAGGAGTTCGCCCTTCTGGTCGCACAAGACTTTCTGGAGAAACTTCGTGCGGAAATTGTCCACGCCTTCGATGCCGTTCTTACGGTTTCGCACCCACTCGTTTTCGTACACGTCACGCTCGGCAACGCTCATCACGCGGATGTAGATGCTGCCGCCCCAAGACTTCACAGGCACTTCGAGCAGGGCAAGATCGTCGGCTTCAAGAATCTGCTGTTTCGTCAGCGTCATTAGTTAACTCACAATTTGAAAGGTTGCAGAATACCGGCGTGCGTCGTTCGCCTGAACGCTGCCGCCGACTCCCGTACATACTGCAAACCCTGTCAAGCCGCCGACGCTGTACGTTCCGCGCTGGCCGTAAGTGGCACCGATCGCGGCATACGCCTCAACGGAAAAACTGCCGAGGTTGTCGCTCCACGTCCCGTCTCGGCTGGTCGGCAAGCCGCCGCCCTTCTGGTAGGTGACGGAATAAACCTCGGTGAACTGCGAGCCGTTAAAGCTCACAGAAAAGCCTTGCGATGAAGCGGCCATGTGTCACCCAATCGAAACGGTGACAGATCCTCTAGGCACGTCGTTAACAGACAGCGTGAGCGATGCAGCCGTGACGGTTTGCCCGGCTGCGGTCTGGCCTGAGAAGAACAATGACGTGCCAATGTAGTCGATCTGGTACTCGGTCGCTGCACCACCCGTGGCGCTTGGATCAGGCAGCGCGGCAATCGTGATGGTGCTAGTTCCACTGACACCCAGATGGCTCACATCAATCGTGTTGTCGCTGGCGGCAATGTTGTTGCCGGTTTCTACGAAGCGGGTGATCTCGGTGAGCGCCACGCCGCACACCGTAAACGATCCTCTGTTGCCCTGCGAGCTACTTGCCATTAGTGCACCTTACGGAACGAGGATTGTTACGGAGCCACGGATCGCATCATTGACGGCGTAGGTTGTCGAGGACGAAGAGATAGTGCAACCCGATGCGCTAAGTATTCCAGCGAGTGACACTGACGAACTTGCAGATGTTGCGAGTTTCGTACCGAAATATTCAACGGTCACTGAATACTTTGCACCGGCAGCACCAGCAGCCTTCAGCGGGCGTTCCATCGTGACGATGTTCGTATCGGTCAGCGTGGTCACGTCGATGGTGTCATCGGCACCGCCACCACCCGAGCCCGAGAACTGCACGGAGTACGCAGAGACGGTTGAACCGCCAATTGTCACAGAACCACTCGAAAGGCTTGCCATATCAGTTCTCCACCCAGGTCAGTGCATAAGTCTGTGTGACGCTGTACACAGGCGGCAGGTCTGCCCCTGCGAGTTGCACGAAGTCGTCCGCTTCCTGCTCAAGCGATGCGTTCTGTACTTCCACATTGTTCAAGGTTCCGCCGTACCCATCCAGAACCGAACGGAAAGTATCCGCAACGTCTCTCGCACCCTCGTAGGTTGCCGAATAAATCTGCACTTCCATGTTCACGGTCGGCAGGCCAAGAGGCCCGGCCAGGGTCTGCTGCCGCTGAATGGAACTGCGGCGGTAGACGGCAAACGGGAGCGCGGCCGTGTTCGGGGCAAGCACCGGGTAGATCCGCGAACCAACCAGCGAAGCAACCGCCGTACTGGTCACTAAGGCAACGCGGGCAACTTGTTCGGGGCTCTTGAGCGGCATGCCACCATCATGGCCGCCTAGCCGCCGCCTCTTGCAGTGCTAGCCCGATACCGTCTTGCCCGAGAAAGTCGTTATTGCATCCAAGGCCCGTTCCAGCGAGATCGACAGCTGCTGCCGGAGGACGCTTGCCACCTGCGACTGCGAACGATTCCACGCCGTTTGCACCGGGGGCTGCCCGGCCACGCCGCCCTTGGGTGTGGCGGGAATCTCAAACGGCTCACTGCGTTTCATAAAGAACGCCTTCGGATAGCCCGGTCGTGTCGTGAATGAATTACCTTGCTTGCGAATCTTGAACGGCCCGAGCCCGTTGAATGAACTGGCGATGTAGCCATTCTGCCCGCTCACCCAATGCACCAGGCCGTTCTTGCTGCGCCGCTGGTAAGGCTTGTTTGCAAGCACGGAAATCTTGCGCGACTTCGTTCCGTTCTCAATCCACCACTGGTGATAGGCACGATCAGGACCGGCTCGCACTTTTCCGCCGCCCGCGCTCCGAGTCGATCCCTGACCCGATTGGGTATAGCCAACAACGCCGACACCAACGCGGTCGTTCTGGTAAATAACGACCTTTTTATTCCGAGCCCGGTAGAGGTTGCCAGTTGGCCCCACTGGCGTGACGTTGCCAAGAGCGGCAAAGGCTGGCTCAATGGCTTTCTGTAGCGCAGCCCGCAGCATCTTGCTGGCAACATTTTCCGGCAACGCCCGCAGCATGCCGAGCGCCGGGCCGATGTCGTCAAACGAAACTTGCACCTGAATGCCAGCCATCAGCGACTCTCCGTACAGATCGCCTCGTGAACGCTTCGGTTGTCGTGCTCAAGCAGGCTGATGATCTCCAGCGTGCGGCCACGCCACAGGAACCGCATTTGTTGCGTCAGGCCGTCTAGGTATCGCAGCCGCACCTTATGCGTCAGGCTGACTTCCTGCTGCCCGGCCAGTAATGCTTCGCGTGCGCTCACGCCTTCAACGCTGGCCCACACGGTCGTGGAGTTGCTCCACGTCATCACTGTTTCGCCAAGGTTGTTGGTGGCACCGCTGGCGGCCTGTATCGTGACCCGCTCGCGAAGCTTTCCTGCGTCAATCATCGGTAGGAACCCCACCGCTGCGAGTCTAGGAGCGATTCCACGGCAAATTCCAACTGCTTGCTAATGCTGCCAACGAGCACCGTGGAGCGGTTGTCGTACCAGTAGGCCACGAGCATCAGCATGGCGTGCCGGATCGCCGCAGGCACATCGCTGCCGCTGGCCCCGTAGCCGCCCCACCAAGTCACGCTGATCGCATTGTCGTCTTGTAGGTGCGGCGGCCACGTCTGCCCGTACAGCGTCTTCACGCTGCCCGGCGTGGCATTGCGATCCACCCGGTAGCTGCCCGTGCCGTAGGTGGCCGTCGTGCCATTCTCATAGGTGAACGTCAGGGCCACCGCTGTGGCTGTGCCAGCCGCTGCCATCGGCGGGCGTGGTAGTTCGATGTCCATGGTGCCGTCAGGCGGGAACTTGTCGAACCGCATGACCCACTGGGTGTGCACCAGCGTGCGATCTAGGTACTGCTCGCACCACTCACGGGCTGCCGTGATGAGCGACGACACGTAGGCATCGTCGGTGGCCGTGTCGATCCGGCAGTGGGCCTTCGCTTCGGCAAGCGTCACAGGCTCGACCACGGGGGCAGTCGCTCTAGCAAGGCTGCGGTACATCATTTCCTGCGTCTCCGCTTGGGCGTGGCGTCGGCCGTTTCCACTTCGTGCTCGACGGCAGCCGTCTCAATCAATCCGCCCTGCGTGTCCTCAACGGCAACGTGCTGGGCCAATAGTTGAACGGCAAGCCCGCCGGGGATCTCTGCCGTCTGCCCTTTGCGGTAGCCACGCCAGGCACGGGTGAACTTCATCTTCATCACTGTGGCACACTCCATGCAGTTTCGGGTCGCTTGCTGGTGTTCGTGAAATCCGTAGTCCATTGGAAAACAGGGCTGCCAAGGTTCTTCCCCGGCCACGTCACCACGTATTCGCCGTGGCCCAGAACCACGCGGGGCGTGATGTACACGCGGTTGCCACTCTCTCGCCAGTTGCGCCAAAAGTGAATGTCGGGATCGACGCGGCCTTCGTTCCAAGAACCGTCAGGGCCGGGCGTCGAAAG